ACATGAGGTCATCAGATGGAGTTTGTCCTCCAAAAGTTAATTGACCTGCGTTATATATTCCTCTATTTCCAACTCCGTTGTTAAGTGATTCATGTACAGATAAATCAAATGCCTTTACATAATAATCGCCAGATTCTGCATATGTTCTACTTGCAAGAATATCTGTCCAGTCTTTATATCCTACTCCTCCACCAAGATCTCCTCTTTTGGTTTGAGATTTGATATTTCCTGATTCAATAATAGATAATTCAATAAATTGATCATCATTATAGTCAGTTAGTGGTTTTTTAAATAAACTTAAAGAAATCTTAAGTCTATCTGCACCTGGTGCCGAATAATTATTAAATCCTTGAGAATTATCATTTAATGAGTCATCTTCATCAGCATTTACAATTTGTTCGTTTACGAATAGACCAACTCTATAATTAGGACTATCTCCATACTGATCAAGAATTAAAGTTTCTGTGTTAACATTGGCAAAATGTCCATGAACAAAATATACTCCCTCTTGAATTTGGAAAGCAGATCCAGTAGCAGATGCTTCGTCAGGGATTGTTGTTGCAAAAGGAGCTCCAATAGCAATAGTGGTGTTCCCAAGAAGACCAGAAGAGATAATTTGATTACAGGTTAAATTTTCACCATCAGAGAAAGTTTGAGTTGCATTATTTGTGGTACTTGAATTTAAATAGTTAATATAAAGAGTAAGATTTCCTCTCTCAGAATTTTCTGGTAGAAGAACTTTATCTACAACAGCACTTACTCCAGAAGATTCACCTATAATTTTAGTTCCAACTAATTGTTCAGCATATGCTGCTACAGGAACTCCCAGATACGTATTTTGTAATTGAACACAGTAATATAATTGAGTATATCCTGTATTACCAGGAATTACTTTTGCACCCTCTTTAAAAAAATGCTGACCAAATTTTTCAATCTGATTTTGGAGAATCGATTGTAAAGTAGTTAATTCTCTTGCCTGAACCGGGTATCCAGGTTTAAATAGCACCTTATGGTAGTCATCTACCGGATCAAAGTCATCAAAATATGGTGCTACACTAAGGTTCGTTTGCTGTGGCATAATTCTTTAGAACTGCAAAATAATTTTGATATCTTCTTTTTGGTTAGATGATCTAGTAATTGAAGGTCTGTTATCAACGTAAATAATATTTCCTGCATGTTTTTTAACTTCAGGACCTGCAATTCCACTTGTAAATGACTGACCAAGATAATATGTACGATTATTTATTACGGTTGTGATACCGGTAAAGTTTGCATCAATCTCCAAAATAGATCCAGATGAGGGTGTAATTTGAATATTCCCTCCAGTATCTGGAGAAGAGGTAAATTCCGTTACATTAAATCCGTAAGTTGGGTTTGTAACTCCAATTCCAGCAGATGTAAACCCAAAAGAAGTTCTATCCTGCCAATACTTAAGAACACCAGTCGTTTGATTGTAACTAACAACTCTACCAACAGCAGTTGATGCTGTAGCGACCGTTTGAATAAATGTTGAGTCAGCATCAAAAAGAGCAGAACTATATCCAATTCCAGACAACTTAATTGCATTAAGAACACTTGCTTTATCAGATGTCAATACATTTCCAGTTGAAACTTCTGGATTTTCGATAACACCTACCCTTGCAATTTGGTTTCCTGTAATAAAATCAGGATTTTCATTATCGTTTTCAATTCTAGAGTATAATAAAACATTATATGCACCTAACTCTCTATAAATGTCTTTTCCATGTCCACCTTGAGGAGGTACAATAACATTAAATCTTGGAATTGTAGTTCCAGTGGGAACATTACCACCAGATAGATTTACACTCCCATAACTATAATTAGATCCTTGATTGGAAATAGTAACTCCACTAATCTTAGAATCTGCTCCAACTGTTATTGTACACTCTGCACCGGATCCATCACCTTCAATAGGAACTCTTGTATAAGTTGAGTTAGCAGTTCCAATACCAACTCCAGCATTAGTAACTGTTACGATCTTAATTGATCCATCTATAGCATTATCTCTAACAGGAGCATTATCTCCACTAGATCCCCAGTTAGCAGGAACTGGCATAAAATCTGTAGACTCAAACTTTACAACTTCATTTGCTTTGATAGTATAAAGGTACTTCCAAAGATATCCATCACCACTTGATCCCGCTGATCTTGGTTCTAAATCAGTGAATGTTGGTTCATCCAAAGATGGTCTTCCATTTGGATTGTCTGGATTAGTTCCGTTTTGTAGGCAAATATAAACTCTAAAATCACTATTCAGCACGTAATAAAATGCGGAATACAAATTAGTTGCACCAGATACGGATGCAGTGTTACTAACACTATAATCATGCCTATACATGTCATATGTTGTACCTGATGTCCAAGTCCTCTTAGGAATCACTTGTCTAACATCAGAAGAATTAATTTTCTTCACAGCGATCATTGTGTCCCAATAATCATTCTCCTCAGAAAAATTATCTTTTGGTGCAGGGGGTGATGCATCCCAGTCACTTTGATAATCTGATGGATTTGGTAATCCGATAAAAGAATAATATGCGTTGGAACTGGAACTAACTCCAGATACAAAATTTTTCGCATTCAAAATTCTAATTTGATCAGTTATAATTGCAGCCATTTTGTCCCAGTTTAATGGAGTTTTTTTTATTTATTAAACATTAAGTGGTGTAGTTCTTGAATTTCAATGGAGCAGATCTCTCTACTCTTGTCGATGTAGTAAGTCCAAGAATGCCATTTTCAGTATATGCAGTGTAACTATTTAATCCTGCTCTTGATGCCAGTGTAATTTTACCCCAACTATAATCACCATATCCAGCGACAGTTGATGTAGATTGTGTTCCAATACCACTAGTATTAAATTTTGGTTGGGTTACATTAGTAAATACCCTTCTACAAACAGTTGTTCCAATTCCAACACCAGCAGCATCTAAGCGAATTGTTCTGATGATATTCTCTGAGTGAGCAACAACATAAACATTATCAACAAAGGATTTACCAACACCTGCAGTTCCACCAGATTGATTAAGTGAGGTAATTGATGTTGTTGCAGATCCAATATTAGAATTGGAAACAATGAAGAAATCTCCTTGTTCCAGTCCACTCAGGGTTACTGCTGTTCCAACTATAGATTCATCTCTCAATTTGGACTCAAATGGGATATGCAGATCAAACACAAATTGTGTAGTGAGTCCACTGGTTGTAGTGGTTCCAAATCCAACAATTATTCCAGAGTCGCCAGCATAATCTCCAGCCAAGTTCTCTTCTTCACTATAACTTGGTTCACTTATGAGAACAACAGGTGGATTTGTATTTGTATACCCAGTTCCAGCATTTGTAATCGTAATAGAAGAAATTGTTTCTCCTACACCAATTACTGGATTTGCTGTTGCTGTTACAAATCCAACAGAGGGAGATCCAACAGTAACCGTAGCGGTGCTATATCCAACACCACCATCAGATAAGACAATAGATGAAATAGTACCGGTATCACTTACAACAGCAGTTGCTGCTGCTCCAGAAGTCACTGTCTGGGTTGCAAATTTAAATTTATTCTGGAAGGTCAGTGCAGTATCATTTTCATTCCTTGCATTAAAGAAAGGTCTTAATCTGTCAACATAGATTGTTGTGGATCCAATACCAACTGACTTGGTAATATATGCATATGGATGAATTTGTGGTTCATAGAGTTCTCTATCTTTCCCTACACGTTTTTCATTAATAAGTTTGTCTTCAGTTTGTCTACACCACTTAACTCTCCTTGATAGAGTTTCATCTTCAGTATTTCCAGGACCAAAATATGCAAATGTTTCAACTTGGTCTGTGGAATTAATATTAGTTACTGTTCTTGCCTCTTCTTGGAGGTTAGCAGACTGTCCAGCAGTATTATCATATCCAAGAGTTAATGTATCTCCTACTTTGACAGTTTCAATAACTTCTCTAAAGATAACATCAGTATCATCACCTGTTCCTTTATAGAAAAGAATTTTACAACTGTCACCTACTTTTGGTGGTTCTGCAAATTTGATTACACTACCACCTGGGAATTCATAACCTTTACCTGGTTCTTGAAGAAT